CAAAAGTTACTTTATATTTTGTATCTTCAATTTCTTCTATAAAGTAAACTCTGGAGGTAGAATCTAAAGTAGTAATATTTCTTACGGGAGTGTAAGTATCAATTTCTTGAGACTGCTCAGAAGGACGAATATAAACTTCCAGTAGTGTAGTATCAACGTCAGCATTCGGAATAATATATTCTTGATTTACAGTATTATCTACAGTATAATTAAAATTTAATCTATTTCCTTGATATATGACTAATTTATCAAATGTTGCAACTCCTGTAATTGGATTAACATTTGCAAAAATATCTTTTAAAGTGGCAAATGTGAAAGAATCATCATCTGTAGAACTAACAAAATTATCTCCTGCTTTCAGTTTAATGTAATTTGGATATATCCCTTCAGAAGTTAAACTAGATTGAATTTGAATTTTAATACATGCTTTTGCCGCTTTAAGTGATGCTGGAGTATAGTTGAGTAATTTTGCAACCTTTACAACATTTTCTCTAATTGTGGCACTTTCCAAAAAGTGCTCATTGACAATCATGTTAGCATTAAATGCTGTGTAATAAGTATTATATGCAAGAGTATCCAGCAAATAAGAAGAAGCTGATCCCTCAAAGTCATAATCTGTAAAATCTTTTCGTGTTCTTAGGTATGACTTAATCGATTCTCTTATTTGAAAGAAATCTAATGCTGTTAATCTACTTGGTACTCCTGCGGTCATGGATTTATCCCTTTGTTAGAAGAAAACTAAAGTTTTTCATTACTGGTTGACCAATTATTTGATATTCAACAGTAACAGAAAGTGCATTTAAATCATAACGATCATCTTCTACTTCAATATTAAGTATTTTAATTCTTATCTCATTGTTCTGGAGAGAAACTGCAATCTCGTCTCGTATAGCATCAATCATAAATGGGCTATAATTTTCAAATAACATACCCATTAAATTACTTCCAAAATATGGTTGGAATAATTTTTCTCCTCTAGCAGTTAAAACTATGTTTCTAACTGACTGTTTTATTGCCTCTTCATTTTTTAACGTAGAAAAATCACCAGTAACAGGGTTAGACTTAAATGATAAACTAAAGTCTTTGTACCCTCTACTGGTGAATTCTCTTGATCGGCTGCTAATTCTAGCCATATTTTATACGTGCCATCTCTCTACGAAATCATCAAATCCTCCTTTTCCACCACACCATTTCGATAATCTGTTTTTTGGAACTTGATATGTGTTTTTTGAAAGATATTTTTCACTGGCATAATCTGTAATCAAACACCTCGTTCCAAATTCTTGCATCATATAATTCATATCTCTATCGGGGTTTGGACTTTGTGCCATAAATCTCCTAAAATGTCTGTGAACAGAACTTTTTAGGAGGTTGCTATCTCCCAAATCTATTTAGCAAGCATATCAATGTCTTCACCTAAGACTTCACGTAACATTTCATCATTCCAATGACTATAATATCCCATATCACGCAATATAACACGATATTTCCTCAAAACTGCACGAGTATTTAAGAAAATAATATTGTGCTTGCCATTATTTGACTGAATTCCATTGATGTAAGTGTTATAAGTGGCACAATCTTCTAAAAATATGTACTCTGGAAACTTTTTATTGTAAAATTCTACCCAAAATTGGATACTAGCTAGGTCAAGATAGTCCTCAACCACATAAAAAACGACATCATACCCAGAAACGGGCATAATGTCCTCTGCTTGACACTCTACAATTAGGGTTTTTGCTTTAGCAGCAAACGGACAAACCGCAAAACCTCCTAATTCTGGACGAACTTCAGATATTCTTGCAATCCATTCTTGTATATCTGTCTCTATTTTATTTTCCTTGTCCACGATATGCTTTTTTCCGTCCATTTCTTGCAGTTGCAGCAAGATTTGTGTTCTTAGAACGTCCCTGAGATGTAAGATGTGGTTTCCCAGGAACATAATTTGTCTTTACTAGACCAATTTTTGATTTTGCCATAAAATCTCCCTCAAAGATTACTTAAGATGATAGCACTAGTGGTGCTCCGAATGCAACAACTGACGAACATGGATAGGATCTAAACGGTGTTCCAAATCCAAGAGGATCTAATACCCTAGCTACTCTTCTTTTTAGAGCAAATACAGTAAAAGTCATTGCAAAAACAAATCTTATATGTCCAACACCAAACATATCCTCAGCAGTTAAAATACTACAGGGAATTGGTGTTGGAATTGGACATATACTTGGACCGCATGGACACATGTAAATAATAAGATTCGTACATGCTGACGGATGTGTTATAAATGCATCAAAGTCCAACATAATTGGCAACTTGTGTACCATTACAAGAGCATTTGCAATTGTGATAGGACTAATTGGAATTAGTGGAAATGGTGGCCACCAACATGTAAAGTTCTTCTCTATGATAGATCTTGGTATTGGTGGTGAACCGCAGGGTTGCACAGAATGCACCACAGGCGGCAAACAAATACCATGCCCACTACATGGTAGTCCTGCGTGAAATGCTACTGGTGAGATCCAACCTTTCATATTAGTTTGTTGCGTTTAAACAAATGTCAAAATATGGATTGCCTAATCTATTTACTGCATCAGCATAAACTTTAGCTGATCCAGTTGAATAGTTTTTGACTGTAACCGTACCTTTAAAAGGACCTAAACGAACTAGATCATTATTTTGGTCAATTACAGTCGGATCAAAAGCAATCGAACTATCTATATCAGTAATACCCTCACATACTGGCATTGTGTAAATATAATTATCCCACTGCCCCTGCAGACCTACACCATTCCCATCACCATCATAACCTGAATACTTTTGAAACAACCCATTTGGACCAGAATAATGATCCCATGATGTATTTGGTTGATTAGGTCCATTATATTTTGGTGTGAGAACTACAAGTCCAAGTCCTCCCCACCGATAACTCCGACCATTGAGTCCTATCCCACTCGTTCCTGTTAAAGTAGTTGCTGGTTGTCCAACCCAAACAAAATATGCATCATCTACACTTAGGTGTGTGTAATCATATACATTTTCATCCAATCCAATTGGATAGAATGAAATATCTCCATCACCTGCCCTAAAGCATCTTCCCTCATAACTACCTCTTTCACAGTGCCACGTTTTAATGTTCCCTGGTGCTGCTCTAGGAGCAAGTTGCTTCGGTGCTTGTAAACCCTTCATTTTAGTCATGAAGGCAGTATTGAGTGCCGCAGAACCAGCAGTACCAGTGAAATCTCCATCAACTTCCATGTAAATATTAAATTTGGTGGATTCTTTCTTAGAGGCTGCATATTGGAATGGCATCCAACCAAATACTTTTTTAGAAGCTCCTGCACCAGTTTCATATGCACAGGGAATATCATAAAATCTGCGGGTACTATACAGTGTAGGTTGTGCCATAGTCAAACATGAAGATGAAGCAATACCTTCTTTAGTAATAGCACCATAGAGACCACTAGCAGTATCTGCTTGAATTTGTAAATTACTAAATGCTGCACCACCTTGAGAGGCATAGTTAGCATACCCTGCTCTAAAGTTACCATTAGTGTCTTGTGCAATTATATTTTTAAATAAAGCAGTATTATAATAATCCAGTGGATTGATAGTCTTGAATAATGGTTGAATGCAACTACCAGGTACACCAATACAAAACTTTAGAGTATTGACTGGATCAATGTCACCGACACCTTTGATGTAACCTGTTCTAACATCTTGTGCTACACCTTTATCAAAAGTTTTAAATGCTGATGAAATAGCATTAGTAAGTTTTGGGTTTTTTAATGATTGACCAATCAATGCATTTACATCAGGAGAACCTGTATTAGTGCCCCCTACAGCACTTGATAAAGAACTTCCAGATGATGTGGTATCACCACCATGTTTTACTTCTTGAGATAAAATTTTTGGATCGTAGACGATGACCTTTGGTGGATCTTGTTTTGTATACCCAGATCCACCATCAATAACAGCAACTTCCTGTATAACTCCTTCCTCACTCATTTGTGTAATTTTACAATTTGCTGGTTTGAGTACTATTGCAGTTTCATTAATCGTATGACTCTCTTTTAATGATTTTGTTACAATTGTACCTACAGTTGTGTAATCACCATTGTCTCCAATCTTGCCATAGTTAAGTTTATCTCTATCAATGGATACAGCCTCACTATTAGCATAGTGTGCTGCTGCTTTCTTTGTATCGGCACTAGTATTCTCTGGATTGGGTGGTAGAATCTCAACTGTTGCTTGATTACTATATCCGTATCCACCATTTTCTATATTTAAAGATTCTACTTTTCCGTTAGCATTAACATTTGCAGTAATCTCTGCTTCATCCATCGTTCTTCTTGGAATTGCAGCATCTGGATGTAGTTCTACTTTATAGTAGGAAACTTTTTTTCTAAATTCATAAACACCAAACACTGCACACTTATCGGGAATACCCCATCCAGCAAGTGCTGTAAAAGATGCTGGGTATTGTGTATTACTACTACTATACACCGAACCAAACACAAAGTTATTACCATCAACTCCATTCCTTACAGGAGCAAGACGAATGAATCCCGTAGTTAGTTCATCACCCATATAACGATGTTCAGTGATTCTCCAACCATTGACAGTATCTCCTTCAACCATGTTAAATGATCCTGCAGTATATCTAAACAGAAGAATTCTATCCTGTGTACCTGCAGTTAAAATATTTTGATCTTCTCCAGCATCATTTCTAACATCAGTATAGATACGACTCCTTTTGGTCTTCCATACATTTGGTCTTAACTGATAATAATAACGGTAGATATACGGATCAGTTAGCGGACATGGGTTGTTTTGTGTCGGAGTGCAGCAATTGCCTAGGGAGACTCTATCCGTTTGCATACGGACAGCAAACAAAGGTCCATTCCATGGATCTGATGTATCGTATATGTAATAGAAGAATTGTGAGTCATAAAGAAATTTGTATCCTAAGAATTTAGGAAGAGATGCTTTAACAGGACCAAATTCACCATACAGAAATGTAAAGTTTGCTCTTTGATCATTAATCTGAATATTCAGAAGTCGATTGGGAGCATACCTACCAGTACTCCAACTTGTAGGTTGATTGCCTAATGCCGTACCACCATTCACATCAGTTAACCATCCATATTGAAATGCGGAACCAGCATATTGTGCCTTACCAACTTCAATGATTCGTTCCTTATTTACACCACTTACTCTCTCAAAGACCCAGCATAAAATTCCAGTATACGCATACTGATCTCCACGATCAGGATCTTGCCTATCGTCTCCTGGATACGGTGGTCCTAATGGTCCAGCATTATACTCTTCAAGATTAACTTCTACATTAGGATGCAACGTATAGAATGAATCCGTAGCAGAACTGCTGTAATAAGAGAAGAGTGGTTTAGCTACTTCTGCAATCTTTGTATTACGATATAACTGTGCCGCAGCATAAGACGGAAATCCGTATCCAATAATACCTTGAGATGTATAACCACTCACAGAGGCACTCGTTGATAACTTAGTGTCTTTTAAAGAATTACTGTAATGACGATAAATTGGTATGGATCCAGCAACTGAACTAGTCATTAATGTGAATACATACTCATTCTCTGATCTAGGTTCACGATTATATGAACGAGGTTTTTCGTTCTCGTCTTTTGTGTACAAATGATCCCTACGACGCCCATCGTACATACGGTAAATTTTATTTCGTTGCCCAGTAGATGGTAATGTGATCTGCTCTGGGTCACCAATATAAAATACTTCGTCCTTACCTACAACATAGGATCCTTTTCCACGACCATAAAATTCTATACCCTGAGTTTGCCAATCAATAGGGTCTGGATATCCTCTTGCTGTTTCTTCAATATAAATGGGCACTTCACTTTTGTTATCGTCCTTCGATGTTATTTAGACGGGTATACAGGTCATCAAATAATTGTTTGATGTTTAAGTGATCATCATATCCATCTGGTTTATACTTAATCATATTGACA